AAAAAAACAAAGATACAGAAGTACAGATAACCACTACAGAGTTAGAGTGGACAGTGTTGCTAAAGAGATAATAGAAGACATATCAGAAAGAACTAATCTGTGTGAAAGAGAAGTTGTGTCTATGATGATTAAGTATGCTAAAGATTATGTGGAGATAATATAAGGAGGTTTTATGTCAATAAAAATAAATAAGCTGGAAATTGAAAATGTAAAACGAGTTAAGGCTGTGAAGCTGGAGCCCTCACAGAATGGTTTAACTATAGTAGGAGGAAATAATAACCAGGGTAAGACTTCTGTACTTGACGCTATAGCATGGGCACTGGGCGGTGATACTTACAGACCTTCTCAACCTTCAAGAGAGGGATCGGTTACACCGCCATACCTGCACTTAGTATTAAGCAATGGTTTGATAGTGGAGCGCAAGGGTAAAAATAGTGACTTGAAGGTAATAGATCCTAAAGGCGAAAAGGCAGGACAACAACTACTTAACAGCTTTATAGAGAAACTGGCACTTGATTTACCTAAATTTATGGAAGCAAGCGATACGGAAAAAGCAACGACTCTACTAAATATTATTGGAGTAGGTAAAGAACTTGCGGAGATAGAAGAGCAAGAGAAAAGCGTATACAATGAAAGACTTGCTATAGGAAGAATAGCGGATCAGAAAAAGAAGTTTGCTGATGAACAAGAGTATTTTCCTGATGCACCTAAAGATCTGATATCCGCTTCTGAACTTATTCAGCAACAGCAAGAGATACTTGCTAGGAATGGAGAAAATCAGAGGAAAAGAAATAACCTTTCTGTTATAAGTAATCAAAAGCATAGGCTATCGGATGAGATAAAGTTACTTGAAGGGCAAATAGCCGAATTGTATACAAGGCTTGATGAAAAAAAGCAAAGTTATGTAAGAGTGGCTAAAGATGAAGAAACTGCACAAAAAACAGTAGCAGAACTTATAGATGAGTCTACAGAAGAACTTGAAAAAAACCTTGCTCATATAGAAGAGATAAACAGAAAGGTAAGGATAAATCTTGATAAGGACAAGGCGGAAGATGATGCAAGAGAATATCAGGTTCAATATGATAACCTTACAATCAAGTTAAGCAATATAAGGGAGCAAAAGACAGAGTTGTTGAATGATGCAAATCTTCCATTACCGGAGCTTACTGTAATAGAAGGTAAGCTAAAGTACAAAGGGCAAGAGTGGGACAATATGTCCGGATCGGATAGGCTTAAAGTATCTACAGCTATAGTTAGGAAGCTTAATCCTGAATGCGGCTTTGTGCTTATAGACAAGTTAGAACAAATGGACTTAGATACACTAAAAGAGTTTGGTGAATGGTTGGAACAGGAAGGTTTGCAAGCCATAGCAACAAGAGTAAGTAAAGGTGATGAATGTTCTATCATAATAGAAGACGGATACAGTAGTGGAATGGAAAATCACGAGACAGTTACACCTAAGTGGAAGAAAGGAGAGTTTTAATGCAAATAACTAAAGGGAAAATAGATAAGGCTAAAAAGGTAGTCATATACGGTGCAGAAGGTATAGGCAAGTCAACACTTGCAAGTAAGTTCCCGGAAGCAGTATTTATAGATACGGAAGGAAGTACTAACACCATGGATGTTGCCAGACTTCCCAAACCTGAAAGCTGGTCATATTTATTAGAGGAACTTGAATACATAAAGTCTAATCCGGGAGTGTGTAAGACTTTGGTAATAGATACTATAGACTGGGCAGAAGCTATGTGTGTAGAAGCTGTATGCGCAAAACATCAAAAAAAGGGTATAGAGGACTTTGGTTATGGCAATGGTTATGTATACGTTAGAGAAGAGATAGGGAGATTTCTTAATAAGCTGTCAGAAATAGTAGATGCAGGTATAAATGTAGTTTTAACTGCCCATGCTCAGATGCGAAAATTTGAGCAACCGGATGAGATGGGTGCTTATGATCGTTGGGAGCTTAAGCTTGGTAAAAAGACAAGTTCTCAAACATCACCACTGGTGAAAGAATGGGCGGATATGGTCTTGTTCTGTAATTATAAGACCAATGTAGTTAATGTAGACGGACAAGGTACACAAAAAGGTAAAAATAAAGCACAAGGCGGCAAGAGGGTAATGTACACATCCCACCATGTGTGTTGGGATGCTAAGAACAGATTTGATTTACCTGAAGAGATAGATATGGATTTTGAAGCTATAAGGCACATATTTACTACAAGTGTAAAAGAGCAAATGCAGCCGAAAGCAGAAGAAGTTCCAAAAGAAGAACCGACAGTCAAAAAACAGCAAAATGCAGAAACAACGATTGTAATAGATGAACCTATAGAAGAACCTCCACAGATGGTTAAAGAATTAGCCAAAGAAGAGTTACCGGAACCTACTGCTAATGAGGAAGTGAAAGATAATAAGATAATTAACAGGTTTTTATCAAAGAAGGAAAATATACCTAAAGCACTTATAGATCTGATGGAAAAAGATGATTTCAACGAGTGGAACATACAAGACGCTTGCTTTGAAAAAGGGTATTTCCCTAAAGATACACTTATACAAGATATGCCTGAGGACTTTGTTCAAGGTGTTCTTATAGGGGCATGGGAACAGGTTAAAAAAGTCATGCAAAAACAGATAGAAGAAGCGGAAGTTATATTCAAGTAAAAGAAAGGATAATATAAAAAAATGTCAGATAATTCAAATTTAGGATATGAACTGAACTGGGATGATGAGATCTCACAAGAATCGGAGTTTGAAATTCTTCCGGAAGGAGAATACTCATTTAGTATTACTAAGATGGAAAAAGCCAGATATGACGGCAGCGAAAAGATGGCAGCCTGCAATGTTGCAGTTATCTATCTGAAAGTAACTAACGAGGAAGGGTTATCCGGTAGTGTTATAGAAAAACTTTACTTAAACAGCAAAGCGGAGTGGAAACTGTCTCAGTTCTTTACTTCAATAGGACAAAAGAAAAAGGGTGAGCCGCTAAAGCCCAGATGGAATGAGGTTACAGGTGCTACCGGTAAACTTAAACTTACCATCAATAAATATACGGATAAAGACGGCAATACCAGGGAAAATAACAGAGTAGACTCATTCTTGCCACATGAGATGAAAACGTATCAAGCAGGAGCGTTTTAAATGAATATAACACTTAGACCATATCAGGAAGAAGCACGTACTAAGATAAAGGATGAATGGGATAAGGGGAATAAAAAGACATTACTTGTCCTGCCTACCGGATGTGGCAAGACTATAGTATTTGCTATGATTGCGGCAGATATGGTTAAAAAGGGTAAAAGAGTTTTAATACTCGCTCATAGAGCTGAGTTATTAGAACAAGCAGCCGATAAGATAAGAAAATCTACAAGGCTTATATGCTCTGTAGAAAAGGCTGAAGAAAGCTGTATAGGTTCATGGTTTATGATAACTATAGGTAGTGTGCAGACCTTACAGAAAGACAAGAGGTTAGCAAGATTCAGCAATGAACATTTTGATGTGATTATAGTAGATGAAGCCCATCATTGTATATCAGACAGTTATCAAAAAGTACTGAATTACTTTAATACTGCCAATGTATTAGGGGTAACAGCAACACCTGATAGAGGTGATATGAGAAATCTCGGTGAGTACTTTGAAACATTGGCATATGAATACACGCTTCCAAAGGCTATTAAAGAAGGTTACTTAAGTCCGATCAAAGCACTTACTATACCGCTTAAATTAGATCTATCAGGTGTGGCAATGCAATCAGGAGATTTTAAAGTCGGTGATCTAGGTACGGCTTTAGATCCTTATTTGGAACAGATAGCTAAAGAGATGAGTAATTACTGTAAAGGTCGAAAGACAGTAGTGTTTTTACCGTTAGTTAAAACAAGTCAAAAATTCACAGGAATACTAAATCAAATTGGCTTTAATGCAGCGGAAGTTAACGGAAACAGTGATGACAGAGCCGAAATACTGAAAGACTTTGATGAAAATAAATACAATGTTATATGTAATTCCATGCTGCTGACTGAAGGCTGGGATTGTCCGTCCGTAGACTGTGTAATAATACTTAGACCAACTAAGGTAAGGAGCTTATATAGTCAGATGGTCGGTCGTGGAACAAGACTTTATCCGGGTAAGGAAAATCTACTTTTACTTGATTTTCTTTGGCATACTGAAAGACATGAGCTTTGCCATCCGGCACACCTTATCTGTGAAAATGAAGAAGTAGCAGAGGTCGTCACACAAAAACTGGAAGAAAATCTGGGTGTGGCTGTTGATCTGGAAGCTATAGAAAAAGAAGCAGCTCAGGATGTAGTGGCTCAAAGAGAAGAAGCACTGGCAAAGGCTCTTGAAGAAATGAAGAGAAAAAAGAAAAAGCTGGTAGATCCTTTGCAGTTTGAAATGAGTATACAAGCAGAAGATCTATCCGGTTATGTGCCTGCATTTGGTTGGGAAATGGAACCGGCTTCAAAAGAGCAGGTAAAGGCTTTAGAAAAGTTCGGTATATTCCCTGATGAAATAGAGTGTGCAGGAAAAGCAAGCTTGATACTTGATAAATTAAATAAAAGAAGAGAAGCAGGACTTACTACGCCGAAGCAGATAAGATTTTTAGAACAAAAAGGATTTAGGCATGTTGGAACATGGGAATTTGAGCAAGCTAAAAATCTGATAGATAGGATAGCTGCTAACGGTTGGCATGTTCCGGCAGGTATAGCGCCATCAAAATACATCCCGAAAGAGGTCATATAGTGTATGGATATAAAAGGATTACTTAAATATATAGATCCGGCAGAACTTACATATCAGGAATGGGTGAATGTAGGAATGGCGCTAAAGCAAGAGGGACTTACAGCCTATGATTGGGATAATTGGAGTAAGAATGATCATAGGTATAAAGTAGGTGAATGTTATAGGAAATGGGATACATTCAACGGTTCTTCAAATATTGTGACCGGTGGTACTATATTTGAATATGCTGTAAGAGGTGGTTTTACTCCTGAATCTTCAGGTATTGGATATGCACTTGATTGGGATGACATTATCACTCGTGATGATGAAAAAACTATAGTAGATCAAGGTTATATAGAAGAACATGATATTCCTGAACCTAAAAATTGGGAACCTAAAGCTGAACTTATAAAGTACCTGGAAACCTTATTTCATCCTGATGAAAATGTAGGTTATGTTACATCAGTATATGAAATGGATGGAAGGCTTAGCCCAACTAAAGGGCATTGGGATAGAACGGCTAAAGAGCTTATTGAAAAACTTAAAAGCTGTGAGGATATAAGCTATGTTATAGGGGATTGTAACCCTCAAGCCGGTGCTTGGATCAGGTTTAATCCCTTAGATGGTCTAGGTATTAAAAATGATAATGTAAGTGATTTCAGACATGCATTAGTGGAATCAGACAGTTTAAGCATCGGAAAGCAATACGCAATTATGAAAGAGCTTGAACTTCCAATAGCTGCACTAACACATTCAGGTAAAAAATCACTTCATGCCATTGTTAAGATACAGGCTAAGGATCTACAAGAGTATAAGGCAAGAGTTGATTTCTTATATAAGATATGTGATAAAAACGGATTAAAGATAGATACACAGAATAAAAATCCCTCAAGATTATCTCGTATGCCCGGGGTTACCAGGAATGGAGCAAAGCAGTTTTTAATAGCTACCAACATAGGCAAATCAAGTTTTAATGAATGGGAGGAATGGGTAGAAGCCATTAATGATAATTTGCCTAATCCTGAAGACTTAAGTGAAGTGTGGGACAATATGCCTCAGCTTGCTGATTGTCTTATAGAAAATGTGCTTAGAAAAGGGCATAAAATGTTGATAGCGGGTCCATCTAAAGCAGGAAAATCATTTGCACTCATACAACTTACCATAGCGATAGCAGAAGGCTATAAATGGCTTGGATTTAACTGTACCAAGGGGAAAGTATTATATGTCAATTTGGAGCTTGACAGGGCTTCCTGCTTGCACAGATTTAAGGATGTATATATAGCCATGGGTATTGCTCCAAATAACTTAAACAATATAGATATATGGAATTTAAGAGGTAAATCAGTTCCGCTTGATAAGCTTGCTCCTAAGCTCATAAGGCGTGCTGAAAAGAAAAACTATACCGCTATAATCATAGATCCGATTTACAAGATCATAACGGGCGATGAGAATTCGGCTAATCAAATGGCTGAATTCTGCAATCAATTCGACCTTATATGTACTTCACTTAAAGCGGCTACAATATACTGTCATCATCATTCAAAAGGTTCACAAAGCGGTAAGAAGTCTATGGATAGGGCTAGTGGTTCGGGAGTATTTGCAAGAGATCCGGATGCACTTATAGACCTTGTAGAACTTGAACTTAATGACAATATAAGAAAAGCAGAGGCGGCAAAAGCTAAAATAAAAGGTATAGAAAAAGCTTTAGATAAGTATATAAGTAATTGGCAAGATGATGTCGGTCAGGATGACAGGCTAAGCTCTACACAGATGTATGATTATGCTTCAAGCAAGCTTAATTTTGACCAAATGGAAGTGTTAGGAGAGTATGTGGCCAATGAACAGGTAAAGATAAGATCAAAATCGGCTTGGAGAATAGAAGGTACATTAAGGGAATTTGCAAGGTTTGAGCCGGTAAATCTATGGTTCGATTATCCAATACATAAGGTAGATGAAACAGGTATATTGGCTGATATCAAAGATGAAAGCCTACCCGGTAAGGGGTATAAACAAAAGATGTCAGAAGGTCAAAAAGGAAGAAAAGGCAATAATTTAGAAGCTGTACTGGGAGCGTTTAAGGAGCTTCAAGCTGAAAGTAAAGCCAAAATAGAAGATATTGCCGGGCTTATAGGGATAAGTGAAAAAAGTATCAGAAGATATATTACTAAGGATCTGAAAGATGATTTCACCATAGAAAATGGATTTATCATCAAGAAAGAATAGCAAAAATCCTTAGGGACAATT